AGCCCAATTGCTATGTCACAAAATCAAAATGATGTTAGCAATGTATTACAATTTCAACAAATAGTTGCTCAATTAGGACCAGAAGGTGCTACTGCAATTAAAGCAGGTGAAGTTGCTGATTACATTGCAGAAAAATTAGGCATACCAGCAGAGTTGATAAATAATCCAGAAGAACGAGCTGCATTAATACAAGAAGCAGCAATGATGGCACAACAGGCTGCACAACAGCAAGCCATGGCTGAACAAGGAGAACAAGCACCACAAGAAGATCAACAAGAATTACCAATGGAGTAATTAAATGAGCTGGGATGAATTAGCATTAACAGACGAACAAGAAATAGATAGCAAAGATTTTGTAGATCCACAGGAATTAAATAGACTTTATTTTAGAGTTTTTAATACTGAGGATGGACAAAAGGTGTTAAAACACCTAAGAGCCATTACAATTGAACAACCTAGTTTTATACCAGGGGAATCAGCATCATATGGTTATTGTCGTGAAGGGCAAAACTCAATTGTAAGGGAAATTGAAAAACGAGTGCAAAGAGCAAGAGGGTGAAATGGCAGAAAATCAACAAGCAGAATCATTATTAGATGATGGTCTAAACGAACTTAAAGAAGAACAAGCAGCAGAGCAAGAAGCAAATCCAGAAGTAATTGAAGATGTGTTAGTTCCTGATGGACCTGATCCAATGGAACAAACTGTAGCTACCGAAGAAGAAGATGTCGAATACGAAAGACCTGAGTATTTTCCTGAAAAATTTTGGAATGAAACAGATGGTCCAGACATTGAAGGATTGGTTAATTCATATCGTGAGTTAGAAAAAAACTTTTCTCAAGGTAAACACAAAGCGCCAGAAGAAGGATATGATATATCTTTTGCAGAGCAAAAAGGTATTCCTCAAGATGATGCTTTGTTAGGTAAATTTCAAGGCTGGGCTAAAGAACATGGTGTATCACAAGCTGCGTTTGAAGCATTAGCTAAAGATTATATTGATACTGAAATGGCTAATTTAGAACAATATGACACAGACGTACGTGCAGAAAAAGCTAAATTAGGACCAGATGCAGACACAGTTATACGTTCTACAGTTGAATGGGTAGATAGTCTACACAAAAAAGGTGTTTTAAATGAAACAGAACTTGATTCGTTAAAAATGTCAGCAGGAACAGCAGATGGTGTAAGAGCTTTACAGAAACTTAGACGTTATTACGGTGAAGGTAATATACCTGTAGCACAACCAACTACCGAAGGTGTGCCAACATTAGAAGAACTTTATGAAATGGTAGGAACTCAAGAATACAAGAACGATGTAAGCTATCGTAATAAAGTTCAGAAATGGTTTAAACAAAGAGTACCAGACAACCCTAATGAGGATTATATAATTTAGTTGCAAAGTATTGTAATTACATTATAGAATACACGATAAGGATAACAGTACATCTGCCCTTGAATGTCAAATGACTCGTGGTAGGCGGTACCTACAAGTTTGAAGCCCAAAATGGACAACTTCTGGCGTAAAATTTAATTTAATTTTATGGAGTGATATTATGAGTACATCTATTAGTACAAGTTTCGTCACCATCTTTGATGCGGAAGTAAAGCAAGCCTATCAAAACGATAGAGCTTTAGCTGGTACAGTTCGTGAAAGAAGTGGCGTTCAAGGTAATACTTATAAGTTCAACAAGTTAGGATCAGGTGTAGCGAATTTACATATTCCACAATCTGACGTAACTCCAATGAACTTAACACACACACAAGCAACAGCTACAATGTCTGATTACAATGCTGCTGAATATAGCGATATATTTACAAACGGCAAAGTATTATTTGACGAAAGAGCAGAGCTTGTAAAAGCAGTATCAATGGCTGTTGGTCGTAGAATGGACCAATTAGTAATTGATGCACTAGATGGAGCAGGTACATCTTTAACAGTTGCTAACTCTATTGGTGGTACTACAACTAACTTAAACGTGGATAAAGTATTAGAAGCTAAAAAGTTAATGGACCAACAAGGTGTTCCAGCTGAAGATCGTTTCTTCTTATGTCATGCTAATAACATGGCTGCGTTCTTAGACGATAGTGATGTAAAAACTATTGATGTCAACACAACTAAAGCATTAGCTCAAGGAACTGTTGATTCATTCTTAGGTTTTAAATTCATTATGGTTGGCGATAGAACAGAAGGCGGACTAGCTGTTGATGGTTCATCTGACCGTACATGTTTAGCTTGGCATAAAAATGCTTGTGGTCTTGCTATTAACATGGATAAGAAAACTGAAATTAACTATATTGCTGAGAAATCATCGTTCCTAGTGAACTCTATGTTCTCTGCTGGATCTGTTGGTATTGATACAGCTGGTATAGTTGAAGTCACTTGTCGTGAATAACAGGAGGATAATATGGCATATGCAAGAGCAGGATTTGGAGCATTAGCTGGACAGGGCAGAGCAGGTGATTTACCAGCTTTGTATGTCTATACAACAACTGATGCTGCAACAGCAGTAGACGCTTCTGGTTACTTTAATGAACTATCTGACCAACTTTCAGTTGGTGATATGATAATTGTTCATGGAGCAACTGGCGGTACAAGAACAGTTACTATGCACGTTGTCGTATCTAACGCATCTGGTGTCGTAGACATTAGTGATGGTACAACAATCGGAGCAGTTACTGATTCTGACTAAGTAATATAAAGTTGTCCTGCTTCGGCAGGGCATACTTTTTTAAGGAGATTATATGGCAGCAGGAGATAGCAAGTTAACAATATGCAACGATGCACTTTTGATGCTTGGTGCTTCTGAGATTTCTTCGTTTACCGAAGGCACAGACTCAGCAAAAATCTGTGATCGCTTATATGATGACTTAAAAAAGTATATTTTATCAATTTATCCTTGGTCATTTGCTAAGGTTAAAGTTCAATTAGCACGTACTACAGATACTCCAGTTACAGAATGGAAGTATGTGTATGCGTTACCAGCAAACATTATTGGTACACCTAAAGCAGTGTTTATTGCATCTGACGCTGGAACATCACCACAAACTGAGTTTGAATTGTATTATGTGGATCAACCAAGATTATTAACTGATTATGAAACAGTTTATATAGATTACATAGCAGACATAGATGAATCAAGATTTCCAGAATATTTTATTTATATGTTGCGTCATGCGTTAGCAGCAGACATAGCAGAACCATTGACTGACCAAATAACCAAAGCAGATTTTTTTAGGTCGTTAGCATTTGGTACACCGTCTGAAAATGGTAGAGGTGGTTTGTTTAGGCAAGCATGTCAAGCAGACGCACAAGGACAAAGAGCGCAAACACTAGGCAACAATAGCTTTGATTTAATTGAGGTAAGGTAATGTCAAGAGTTATAGCTATACAAAATAGTTTTACTTCAGGTGAACTAGATCCTAAATTATTATCTCGTACTGATTTAAAAGCGTATGAAACTGGTCTTACAACGGCACTAAACGTAGTGGTATTACCACAAGGTGGTGTTAAACGCAGACCTGGACTTAAATATATAACAGAGTTAGGTGGTAGTCCTGAAGATGGCATACGCCTAGTACCGTTTGAGTTTAATACATCTGATGCTTATTTATTAGCATTTACTAATAATCGTATGTATGTAATTAAAAATGGCGTGGTACAAACTAACATTGCAGGTAGCGGTAATGATTATTTAACCACAACCATTACGTCAGCTATGCTAACCAAAATGTGTTGGACTCAAAGTGCAGACACAATAATTACGGTACAAGAAGATATGGTACCTAAAAAAATTACACGTACATCTGATACAGCATGGACTATAGCAGATGTTACGTTTGATTTTAATCCACAGTATGCACCTAGTTTTACGATTGTAGATACATCTAGCGCTGGTACATTAACACCAAGTGCAGTATCAGGTAACATTACCTTAACATCACAACACAGTATATTTAGTTCAGCTCATGTAGGACAATACGTTAATGTAATTGGAGGTAGTAGTTTTGGTCGAGCTAGAATTGTTGAATTTAATTCTGTAACTGTAGTCAAAGCACACGTTGAAATACCATTTTTTAATACGGATGCTATAACTAATGCTAACTGGGAACTAGAAACAGGTTACATTGATACGTTTAGTGGTAGTAAAGGATATCCTAGAAGTGCATGTTTTCATCAAGGTAGATTATATTTTGGTGGTAGCAAGTCAAGACCATCAACTATTTTTGCATCTAGGGTAAACGAGTTTTTTAATTTTAATCCAGGTGAAGGCAATGCTGATGATGCTTTTGTAGCTACATTAGATACCAACCAATTAAATGCTATTGTAGATATTATTTCAGCCAACTACTTACAAATATTTACGACTGGTGGTGAATTTTATGCTCCACAAGAATTTAGTGATCCATTAACACCAACTAACTTTATTGCTAAATTACAGTCCAGTCATGGCAGCAAAGAAAACGTACGAGTACAAAACGTTGCTGGTGGTACATTATACATTCAAAGACAAGGCAAAGCGTTAAATGAATTTTTATTTAGTTCAGGTGAAGATGCTTATACTTCAACACAAATTAGTTTGTTGTCTAGCCATTTATTAAACACACCAACCGACATGTCGATACGTAAAGCAACATCAACTGACGAAGGAGATAGACTGGCTTTAGTTAATTCTGGAGATGGTAGTATGGCAGTTTACACATTGTTAAGAGATCAGCAAATTGTAGCTGCTAGTAAATTTACTACAGA